TGACAACATTATGCGTGTCAGGCAGTTGGCAGAACAAGAAAAAGAACTCCGAGAATTTATGATTTACCAAACCCCTGGGTGGGGAGGTATCTGGGGTGATTTTGAGAAAGAAAGGTTGCGTCTCAAAAAGGAACAAGAGGCGGTCGAGCGAGAAGCAAAAAAGCTGCTCAAGAGGCTATCCGAAAAAGGAAAGCTCTCTTTGATAAATACCAGTACCGAGCTGTTATTGTTGGAGCAGTGTTGATATTGGTGTTGGAATTTGTTGCACTTATGTATTATGTCCACATAGAATATCAGAAGTCTAAGTATCATTTGGAGAGTAAGTAATGGATTGGTTAAAGTCAATTGCTCCTACGATAGCCACAGCTCTTGGTGGTCCACTAGCTGGTCTTGCTGTCAATGCTGTATCTTCTGCTCTAGGTATAGACCCTAGTAAGGTAGAGGAAACCATACAGTCTGGCAAACTCTCTGCTGACCAGATAGCCTCTATTCAGCAAGCCGAATTAGGGTTGAAAGCTCGTGCACAAGAACTAGGACTAGACTTTGCTAAACTGGCTGTAGACGATAGAAAGTCTGCTAGAGAACTGCAAGCCACGACTAGAAGTTTTATCCCCCCAGCCCTCGCTATTCTTGTCACGGTGGGTTTCTTTGGAATTCTGGTGGGCATGATGATGGAAACATTTAGAACAAGTGAAGCTCTGATGCTAATGTTGGGCAGTCTGGGCACTGCTTGGACAGGGATTATTGCTTTTTATTTTGGGTCTTCTGCTGGTAGCCAAGCTAAAGATGACCTACTTCATAAGAGTACACCTACAAAATGACTGTTCTTACTAAAAACTTTACTCTAGAAGAGTTAACAATCACCGAACATCGGGAGTTTGACAATGAACCTAACGAATCTGAGAGGGCAAATCTTGTCCGTTTGGCAATCTTTTTGGAACAAGTTAAAGAGCTTCTGGGTGGCAAGCCTATCATGGTTAACAGTGCGTTTAGAAGCAAGCAAGTCAATGACGCAGTGGGAAGTAAAGATACTTCTCAGCACCGCATTGGGTGTGCTGCTGATTTGCGTGTTCCTGGTCTTGTGCCTGACGATGTAGTTAAAGCCATCATTGCTAGTGACTTAGCCTTTGACCAAGTGATTAGAGAGTTTGACAGATGGACACATATTTCTGTACCATCACATCCAGATGACAAACCTAGAAGACAAGCCTTAATCATAGATAAAGCGGGGACAAGACAGTATGCCTAATAAGTCGAAACCAAACTTATCAGTAGGACGAGGAGAAAAGCAGTCTGTGTCCAAAGGGGGAGGCTTGACAGCAAAAGGACGAGCCAAATACAACCGAGCAACAGGCAGTAACTTAAAAGCCCCACAAAAATCAGGACCACGGCATAAATCATTTTGTGCAAGAAGTAAGTCATGGAAGGGTGAAAGAGGTTTAGCTGCCAGAAAAAGATGGGGATGCAGATGAAAACACCAAAAGCAAAACGTGGTCTTTATTACAACATCAACAAGAGACGCAAAGCGGGACTACCTGCTAAAAAGCCTGGTCAGGCTGGTTACCCTACCCGAGAGGCTTTCAAAAGGTCAGCCAAGACCGCCAAGCGTTAGTCTGAAAACAGAAAGACTATCAAGGCTGCACCCCATATAAGTAAGATAACTTCTACAGGGGTGAGGTTCATGGAGCTGGTAGCAAGCCACCTTCAAAAAGGTAGCTTCCCAAGTGTCCTAATCTAGCCCAAGGTGCAGCGTAAATCTTGATGCCATTCTTTCTAGCAATGTGGCAGAAAGCATAGTCTTCAGACAAGAGTCTTTCTGTACCAGGCTCTATCATCACGGGGAAGTATTCATGTATACGGTCTACTTGCAAGACACCTGAGAGGTCATGTACGTCATTGATATAAGACTTGACCTTTCTCTTCATCTTGGTGAACACTTCCTTCTTGATTAACATAAAGCCTGTGCCCCCATTCCAGATTTCTACGGGCTTGTCCACGGGCACGGTGACTTCCCCAGAATAATCCACCAGATTGATAACCAGAGAGCCTGTACGGGTCTTGAGTTCCTCTGTAGGCACACCTTCAGCTACAGCTCTCTCGACTCCACCCCAGTTGATTTCTTTCTTAGGATAGATACCACAGATGACATCCACGTCCGCAGCTAACATGTGGAGAATGTCGTGTGGATTGAACTTAATATCAGCATCTATGAACATCATGTGCGTCATGTGGTCTTGCTTCATAAAAGCATGAGTAAGGGCGTTTCTAGCCCTTTGTATCAAGCTTTCGTTGAACATGAAGCTAAAGCTAATATCTACGCCTTGGTCAGCAAATAGCTTGGGCATAGAGATAATTGACTGGGTGTAGAAGCCTGTGCACATGCCACCATACATGGGTGTGGCTATGAACAGATGAGGCTTTTTAGCTACTTTCTTTTTTGGCATGTTAATCCTTGTTGGTTAGAAAAAGGCAGACTGAGGGGTATCAGCGTGTCTGCCAGACACTGTTCCTAACCTCAGACTTGCTCTGAAGCACCACCCCCACTTGGAGATTCAATAAAGGTCATGCCATCTTCAAACCCTTGTTTGTAAGCTTTGGCTAAGAGTTGTGCTCCTGACATCATGAAATGTCTAAGCGTCTCATCACGTACCTTCCCTTGGAGTTCTTGCTCCATCCAATTATCAAAATCTTCCATCCTGCGTCCCTTACTTTTGGTAAATAGTCAGACTCTTGTATCTTCTTCATTCTGGCAGCCACACCTGTCGAGGTGCACTGGACTGCCAGAGTCTCGTCTTTCTTGATGGCTAAGATGTCTATAAACCCAAACAGGTCCTGACGTATCTTTGCAAAGGGATTCCACCTCTCAACTATCGCACAGGTGTAACCCTCTTCTCTCAGGTATGCCAGAGTCCTTTGTGTGGGAGATAGACTACTTGCCATCAGAAGGGAATATCGTCATCGTCACGCTTCCTGTAGCCTGTTTTAGGTGGTTGTCTGTAGGTAGGGGTCACCTCTGTAGGTTGAGCCTTCTCTAGAGCCTTTTCCTTGAGCCATGAGTTCTCTTTGATAGAGAGCATAGGCTTGCCAGTACGTGTCTCTTTGTACCAGACATCAAGCTTGATTTTCTCCCCAGCTTTGTAGTCCATCTTAAGAATCATAGAACCGTCATAGTCTGGAGACTGTGGGTACTTTTTGTCTTCTGGTGCGGTATAAAACAGGTTTGCGTACCCTGGTTTATCTTCATATTTGTTGTCCATGTAAATCCTTTCTGAGTGTGTATCTGGCAAACTCTTTGCCATTTTCATTAACCATCGTTGTATGGATGCGGTGTCCCTGTCTTCTAAGAACCTCGATATGTGCTGCAAGTCTAAAACTCCCGTATTGGTTGAGTGCTTCCATAGGTGTTATAGAAGCCCTCTCCAAGTGTTTTAAGATATTTGCTCGTTGTGTTCCTCTTTTACTGGTGTCAGGGACTGCACCGACTTTGGGCTTGGGTTTACCCCTGCGTTCACAAGCTCTGCCTTAATCTTGATTTTGTCATAGGAAGATAGGGTAGAGATGTAGTCAGCATTGGCACTAGCTAGTCCTTGTAGCTTCTCGTCTTTTTGTTCAACAGAGTACCTCTCGGACTTGTAGATACGTGCAGCCATGTTGACATAGCCTGTCAACCATTCTTCTTGCGTGTGATAGCGAGCATAAGGCTCTTCTGAATTGGGGAGCATAAGCTTGTAAGCCCCATCTGCTTCTTGTACATCTTCAAGAGGTCTAAGCACCTCCACCTCTGGTACGGCTTTAGGCTCGGCACGTACAGGAGTGGGTGCAAAGTCTGCAACTTCTTCAGGCGTGTATACGCCAACGACACACCCAGGGTAGACTGAACGAATACCTTCCGAAGCACACCGTGCTCTAAGCATCGCACGACTATAGTTCTTCCAGTTGTCTTTGTTTGCAATGCCGATAAGCTTGGCTTTAGCAAGCGTCCACGTAACCTCAAGCGAACCCCCTTGCGGGTGCGAGAATAGCCCTGTAACGACATCATCTGTGTACTCCTTCCAATCTACTTTCCCACCCACTTGCTGAAACCGTGCCAACATAGCATCGGCTTTGAGAGCTGGTCTGCCTTGAATAACATGATAGTCACGCATAGCAATAGCTGGGTGCAAGTTCTCAGCCTGGCAGAGAAGCATGATAGCCATAGCTTCTTCAGTGTTCTTAAAGCCAAACATCTTAGACTTGGCTGCCACCTCTGCCATCGTCTGTATTTCGCTGATAGGTACTATATTACTCATGTTTATTCTCCCGTTGTTTCATCATTTCATCTGCATACTGGTAAGACTTACCTCCAACAAACTCAAGAGTTGTGGTAAATCTATTGTCTTGTCTGCCAATGATTGCTTGCATAGCTAAACCAGCAAACCAGTCTCTGAGTTCCATACCATGAGAGAGAGTTGTCTCCCCAGTGGTAGGGTGCTTGTGTAAAAAGGGATAAGCTTTCATGTCAACTTCTCCCAGATAGTGATTGCAGTGTCTATGACAGAAGATACTGCCAGTATGTAGAGTGTTAAGTCTTGAGTGTTCATTTGATTAAGAATCTCCGTGAGCCTGGGAACTCGCCCACAAACTGCTCATAAATGTCAGGCATAGCAGACTGAAACGCTTTGCTATCAAACTTCTTACTAGCCTTCGCAGACTTCCAAGTAGCCAAGACTCTGCCTTCTAAAGAGAAGAGAGAGCCTTTCTCACCCATGTATCCTTGGATAAGGGTCTGTAAAGCCTCTTCCTGAGCCTCCAGAGCCTTTATATTGCCCTTGACCATAGCGAGCTGACTACAAGCCATCTCAACGCTCTGAGACGCTGTTTTAGAGGTGTCATCAGAAAAGGGAAACATGAGCTTAACTTGGTCTGTGGACTCTGGGGGTAGTGGGTCTTTGGTGAGTACCCGTGCCCAGACCTCAGCCATTTGTTTTATAAGGTCTAGTTTCATTTCCTCTGTGATGAGAAAATCTTGGAGGAAGAGTTCTTGACCACCGAATAGCACAGCCAGATAAATCTTGTCCACACCGAAAACGGTTGCTTCGTGCACAAGTTGAGCCATGTCCGCAGAAGGGATGTTTGTACCCTCAAACTTATTTCGGACAGCCATGTTGTAATTTTTACACTCAACCAGGATAGTTTTACCATTTTCTTTACCTGCAAAGTCAAAGTGAGATTTAAGCCAAGGTTCTTTCTTGTGAGTCAAAGACTCTTCTATCTTGTTTAACTCAACCTTGAGACGGTCTTGTACGAGTCTTCCAATGACGGGTTCCATGACATGTCCCATCTGCACAGCTTCTATGTGGGACAAGTCAGGTATGTCCATCAAGCCCAGTTTAGTCAAGATGACATCATTGGCTTTACCATTTGCTACTTTACGGGAGTCACCCGACCATATAGCACTGTTACGGGTTTCTGGCGTGAAATCAGACATTATTCTTCTCCTCGTAGAACCGTCCTACTGCACCACACTTGCTTTCAGATGTGGACTCTCTGAGCACCTGGCAGAATATCAATTCTGATATTTCATTTTGACCAGTGACCAGTGAGACGGGGTTGTTGTAATTACAACGAGCGTACTTGAGCTGCTCCTTTTCAGGAATAACAGAGTGCACGCAATTGATACATATTTTCATGTTGAGCCTTTCAATGGTTAGGAAATATCTACATGTGTAGATGTGTGAATTATACAGTTAGATGATTAGTCTTTCAATAATCTATTTATGTCCTTCTATATTTGGGGGTTATTCTTATCTTCTAATGCTTCTTT